TGCCGTGACGAGTGGCCGGTTGTTGTCTTCTCTTATAGACCCTGCTGTTGTGTATGGTGTTATTCGTGGGACGATGGGGTTAGCCAAAGCACGAAAGGCGACGGACACAGCAGAAGAGGGCATTGCCGGGTTACTGCCAGCCCCTGTTCAGCAGGAAGCAGACGGCGTTGCTGCGATAATTCCTGAAGAAGCGGCAATAGCCGACGCTGCACCTACGACGATTGAAGACGTTATTGGAAATGCAAACTTTGATCCGGATCCTGATATCATAGATATGCAGCGCATGACCTTTGGTGCGCGGACCGACGAGCAGCTAGTGCAGGATTTCGAACAGCGGTCCTCGGACCTTCGTCAGGCGCGGGCTGATCTAGCGGCTGCACAGGGCAATCCTGACGCTCCTCTTCTCGAGGCAGAAACTGCTCAGGCGCAGGCTGATCTTGCCGAGATGGATCTTAACCAGATTCGTAATGAGTTGGTTGGTCGTCGGGATGGGCACTTAGTTCAGATTACAGATGCCGAGGCTGAAGCGTTAATGCCGCAGATGCCACAGGAACTTGCTGACCAGATCGAGGCTGTTCGGACTGGTCCGATGGAACCAGAGATTATAGATGACGTGGTTTCGCTTGACGTAACCGACACGCAAGGCAACATAATTCCAGAAAAAGGTTTCCAAGCCCAGCCCGGTGGTATTGGTGCGCTTGACGAGTCGGCACCTGTTTACGGGAACTATGGTGTACGAATAGGTGCGTCTGCTGACCAGTATTTAGGTAAGGTTGAGCATTACTCGCCGACTATGACAAACTATTACAACTTTGTGGGTGACAGAGCTTTTGCCCGGCAAGCTGACAACTCTGGTCAGATGTCAGCAAAGCAGTGGCTTGCTGCATTAAACAAGAATCCGACTTCTTCACAGAAGATTGGTCCGGTTGCAAAGGAACTGAAGGACTCCGAGTTTGAGCGCATTTTGCTTGAGAACCCGGAAAAGAAGTACACTAAAGAAGAAATCCGCAGGCTGATGACCTCGCGCCTGCCGCAAACTCGTGAGCGTGTGTTCTTGGAGAGCACAATGGCGGAAGACACTCAAAACGGTACAAACCCTTTTTCAGGGGATACGATACCATATGTGGGTGCTCAATATCGCGCAGAGGACTTAGAGTCGGCCTTAGACAAGGGAATTATTCTTTACAGTAACACCGCTCCTACGATTGAAATGCCCGGTTTTGGCCGCGTTAAGCCAAGGGCTGTGCATGATTATTACGGCAAGTATCCCGGATACTACGGTCACACACGGTTCATTATCGTCGAGGGTATAGACGGTAAGAAATATCTTCAAGTAAACGAGATACAGTCTAACTCGATTAGCAATATTTCTAGCGGTTTTAAGACCGGCTGGACAAGCAACACCCTTGGCGAAACGGTTCCAGAGTATGCAAAGACACTAGAGCAAAGGTTAAATGCGTGGCGCGGCGGTAACGAAGACGTTCGCGTTCCATATACACCGGAGGTTCATGCAAAGCTGCAAAAGCTAGAAGACCTGAAACCGGAGCTATTAAAAAAAGAAGAGCGTTTGCGGATTCAAGCGAATGAACTTGACACTAGAATAACCCAAGAAGAAGGGGACGTTAACTATAGAAATCTTCCTGAAGTTAGACTAAGCCCGGATTCTGAGCGCGGAACAGTAATTAGGTTTGGAAGACTTACAAGAAACATAGTCGAAGATCCTGCGGCAATAGCGGGATTGCTTTCGGATTTACAGGGTTATCAACCAATAATGGGTGGCGAGGCTGTAGACAGAATATCTAATCTTATTGTCAGCAAACTAGACGAAACAGGAGAAGCATACAGCGCAATACAGGCTGGCAATATAGCGGACTTTTATAAAAGCATATTTGATGACATGGAACGCTATAGAAGAGATGGAAACTATTATTTGTGGGATAATACGCTAAAAAAAGAGCTAACCGGATCCGAGAACTTTTATGTCACACCAAGCGAGTACGACTCAATTCTTAATGAAATGACTGATGACCGGCTTTTCCGTCTCCTTGTCGATGACAGGATCCGACATGCTTCTAATCAAGCGGTAGAAGAAGGTGTACAAAGTTTCATTTCTAGCAATCAAACTTTCACAGAGGCGTTTGAAAATCTTCCAGTGGAAGACTTAGAAACAATGGCAATCACCTCTTTGGATGACACACTTAACACCCCGGCAGTAAGGGAAAGAAAAAAAGAGATAGCAAAAACGGTGTTCGATAAGTTTAGTGACGAAGACCTAGAAACATTGCGGGATTCTTACTTGTCTTATGTTAATGATGAGTTAACAGACATGACGGGTTACACCCCACAGGAAAGCCGTATTCAAGAAATTAGCGACGATATGGATGTTTTTAAGGACTTTGTACAAAATAATGTACAATACTTACTTTCCCTTGATCAGAGAGGCTTGCTTGCAAAAGGTAGACTGAAAAAGCTTCGCAAAGATTTGTCTGACGTAAATGATGAACTAACAAACATCGAGGGTGATGGAACCCTTGGTGGTCTAAAAGAGGACTATCAAAACGCAGTATTTGCACAGCCAGACGGAGATGACTTACAAACACTTGCTGAAATAGCCAAGAAAACAAAACTCACGGATGGTAAAAAAGGTTTTCAAGCACCAGAGCCGTACAATAGTGACGCGGACTTTTACCAGTTTGCTACACGATCTGCTATTAAACAGGCGGAAAAGCTTGGTCTTGACGGTGTAATATTCCCTGACGCTATGTACTTGGCAACACAACCGCAACGTAGTCCGAATGACGCTTTCTTGCGGAACTACGGACGTGTGCTAGATAAAGAACTAGCTGAGTTAAGCAAAGCAGACTCAAATGCTGGCGTCGTTTTTCGGCGGACGGACACCCCGGTAACTAACAATGAAGATCCGGGCATGCGTATTTCGGGCAGAACCAACAACAATTTTGTGGTAGAAGGTATTGATCCAAGTGACGAAGCTGTGCAAGCAGCTTTACAGCCGCTTAGAGATGAGGCTCGTGCTCGTCGTCAGGCCGTTTTTACAGCAGAAGCAGCGGGAGAGGACACATTTACGTTGATGTCCGAGTACCGTGAAGCAAAAAGAGTGCTTGACGCGGAAGTAAGGCGTCTTTCCCGTGAATACGCTACCCCACTCCGTGTTGTGGAGTTTGACAACCCAGCTAACAGAGATTTAGCACAACGTCCCATTAGACGTGCAGCCGGTGGTATGGTAAGATCGGGGATCGGCGCTATGGCAAGAGAGGTCATGTAATGTCGGATAAGGATAAAGTAGTTATTGACGGGCGCACGGGTAGACAGATAATAAGCTTATACAATAAAGACGTTAAACAATTGACCGACAACCAGTGGGAGTGGGCTAAAGAGAACGCTTCCGTAAAGAAACGCGACGGCGGTATGGTAAAAGGTTTCAGCCCCATTGCTCGTCCACAAAGATTTAAGGGTGTGTTTTAATGGACAAGAAAAAATACCAAGCAGGTTTAAAAGAAGGCAAGGACTACGCCGTGTTAAAACCAAAAGCTCGTAGCATGGGTGAACTGTTAAGCAGCGAGTTTGCAAGCCCTGCTGGCGTACTTGGCTCTTACATTGGTGACCGCACAGGTGCGCGGGACAAGCGCATTCCTTTGCCAAAAAGCAGCCCCAAGCGCGTTGCAAAGGAAATTCGTGGTAAAGTAAAAAAAGCTGTTACAGAGTCTCGCAGAAAAAAAGCCGCGAGAAAAAATCAAGAAAGCATGGATTATGGTGACGTATCCGCTAAAAGCGGCAAGTATATGAAAAAATGCGGCGGCGCTGTTATGAAAGCCCGTGGCGGCATGTTTAAGGGAACATTTTAATGGCACTACCTCCACAGATGGTTGATTCTGCTATGGGCCCCGGCGGTCCCGGCATGTCTATGGAAGAACAAATGACCGAGGTCCAAGTTCCGATGTCAGACATGGAGCAGCTTCCGCCCAACATTGAACTTGCTGGCATGGAAGAAGAGGCGATGGAGATCGAGACTGAAGAGTACGATCACAACGCTAACCTAGCCGAGGTTCTTAGTGACTCGGTTCTTGGATCGCTATCCTCGGACCTTGGTTCTAAGATTGACGAAGACAAGTCATCTCGGGAGGACTGGGAAGAGGCAATTGCGAAGGGGTTAACCCTACTGGGAATCAACTATGAGGAGCGTCAGCAGCCGTTTCTTGGTGCTTCTGGTGTAACGCATCCGTTGTTGAGTGAAGCTGTCACGCAGTTTCAGGCGCAGGCATATAAGGAAATGTTACCGCCGGGTGGCCCTGTAAAGACACAGATTTTGGGCATTCAGACACGGGAGGTTGAGGATCAGGCGCAGCGCGTCAAGGACTTTATGAACTATCAGATCACTGAGGTGATGGAGGAGTTTGATCAGGATACTGATCAGATGCTGTTCTATTTGCCGATCACTGGTTCGACGTTCAAGAAGGTTTACTTTGATCCGACACGGCAACGCGCTGTGTCCAAGTTTGTTCCGGCTGAAGACTTGATTGTGCCGTATTCGGCCTCAGATCTGCGTACAGCGGAGCGTTACACGCATGTCGTGCGTATGACAGAAAACCATATCCGCAAATTACAGGTAAATGGAGTTTATCGAGATGTTGACCTATCTCCATCAGAAGATGATGAATCTGATACAACAATTAGAAGCAAGACTGACGACATTCAGGGACTCCGTCCGGGATACAGTGACGAGCTTTATACTATATACGAAGTCCACGTTGACGTTGACCTTGAGGGATTTGAAGACACAGGTCCAGACGGTGAAGAGACAGGTATTAAACTTCCGTATATCGTCACTATGGACGCAGATTCGGGAAAGATTCTTTCGATAGTACGCAACTATCGTGAGCAGGATCCGCTTCGTCGCAAGCGTGATTTCTTTGTTCACTACAAGTTTTTGCCGGGCTTTGGCTTTTACGGGTTCGGTTTGTTGCACATGATTGGAGGGTTGAGCCGTGCTGCGACATCTATTCTCCGTCAGCTTATCGACGCTGGCACGTTATCGAATCTACCGGGCGGCTTTAAGGCACGGGGCGTTCGTATCCGGAATGATGATGAACCTGTTAACCCGGGTGAGTTCCGCGATCTTGATGTTCCCGGCGGTGATATTCGCAATGCTCTTATGCCACTCCCATACAAGGAGCCTTCTGGCACGTTGGCTCAACTACTCGGGGTGGTCGTTGATTCAGGCCGACGCTTTGCACAAGTTGCAGACACAAAGGTCGCGGATGTCAACTCACAAGCTCCCGTGGGAACAACAGTAGCACTGATCGAGCAAGGCTCGAAGGTTATCTCGAGCATTCATAAACGTCTGCATTACGCTCAGAAAGCTGAGTTCCGCATGCTGGCGGAAATCTTTGCTAACAACCCTATGCCGTATCCGTATCAGGTTGGTCCGAACATCAACCCGCAGATTATGGCGCAGGACTTTGACGGGCGTGTAGATATTCTCCCGGTCTCTGACCCGTCAATCTTTTCGATGGCGCAGCGTTTGTCTTTGGCACAGACACAGTTGCAGCTTGCACAGGCCGCGCCGCAGATGCACAACCTGTACGAAGCCTATCGGCGGATGTATGATGCGTTGGATGTTAAAAACATTGACGCTATCCTTCCTGCCCCGCAGCCACCAGCACCGAAGGATCCAGCCACAGAAAACTCGGAAGCCTTAAAAGGTATTCCAAACGTGGCCTTCAAGGAGCAGGATCATCGGGCTCATATTCGTGTGCATGCAGCTTTGTTGCAGTCTCCGGCTATTTCAACTAACCCGCAGGCAGAGTTAATTATACAAGCTCATATACAGGAACATGTAGGCTTGTTTGCTCGGGACATTGTGGAAGCTGTACTTCAAGACGCTACACAAAACTCTTTTGCGGCTGGAGAGCAAGTACCACAGATTGATAACTCGTTTGTTGATGCTATGGTCGCCCAGCAGATTGCGGACACCCTAGAACAGCTAGCACCTTTGCTACAGTCTGGCGGCGCAAAAGATCCTTTGGTTGAAATACGGCAGAAGGAACTGGAAAACGATCAGATAGAAATTCAGCGTAAGATGCAGAACGACATGATGGACTTCCAAGTTGATCAAGCCAAGCTCAAACAGGCTGCTGACTTAGCTATGCAGCGTATGCAGCTACAAGAAGAAATTGCTGGCGATAGAAATGAAGTAAACATCTACCGCATAAACACGCAGGCCGATTTAGCGCGGAACCGTGGACAGTGATTATGTGGGACATGCATAACCGCACGACTAAAGAGCAGGCCAAGGAGAATCGTAAGAAATGATCCAAGCACTGATAGGTCCGGCGACCGAATTGATTGGTAAGTTCGTCGAGGACAAAGACCAGAAGAACAAGCTGGCGCATGAGATTGCCACTATGGCGGAGCGTCACGCACAGGAGCTTGCCAAGGGTCAGCTTGAAATCAATAAGATGGAAGCGCAGCACCGGTCTATATTTGTGGCGGGTTGGAGACCGTTCCTTGGCTGGGGCCTGAGCTTTGCGATGATCTGGCACTTCGTTTTGGTGCCTATGGTTACCTTTGGTTTTGCGTATGCAGGTATAGAAGCGCCTGATCTACCAGCGTTTGATATGGACTCACTGATGACTGTGCTGATGGGTATGCTCGGTCTTGGTGGTTTACGCACTTTTGAAAAGGCTAAGGGCTTAACAAAGTGAGTAAGACGTTACTTGAATACAAAATCATACCACGGGGTATGATGGTTGCCTTTACGTTTATGGCTTGGAATGTATGTGACTGGTTTATGAGTTTGGGCGCTGCTGCCACTACGCAGCAGACGGCTTTTGTATCGACGATTGTGGGCGCTGCTACTGGCGCTTTTGCTGTATGGATGTCACATGAAGGAAAGTAAAAGCCCGTGTGTTGGCGTTTGTGTATTAGATAAAGAACGTGTAAGATGTATTGGCTGTGGTCGTACCATAGACGAGATTATTAACTGGGGAAAAAAATGGCAAGACCAAGATTAAATCAGTTTGCAGAAGACCTTGGTGTCAGTCGTTCTTCCGCAAAGAAGCTTATGAAGAAAGCCCGTGGTAGAAAAGACGGTGGATCTAACGTGCTTGAAAACTATTCCCCAGAGCTTCGTGCTCGTATGAAACGCTTTGAGGACGCAGAGCGAATTTTTACAGAAGACACAGAGATTGGAACAAAAATGGAAAAATCCACGTCGAAACCTAAGTCGAAACGCAAGGCTTTCAAAGAGTATTATGAAAAGCACGGCGAGGTTCATCCGAAAGACCCTCGGACAAAGCGGAGTCATCCAATGAACCGTGAAGGCTCCCCACTTGTCACAGAGACAAAAGATATTGTTGAAGCTAAGGCTGGCAAGTATATGGCTTGTGGCGGTTATGGTAAAGCAATTCAAGGCACAAAGTTTACTGG